TGTGCTGATACACTTACTGAATCAGGAGCGCCTTGTTGACCTTTACTAATAGAAACAGTCATACCTTCAGTAACTTCTTTATCTTCTAATAGTGCATTTAATTGTTTGTCTAATGCTTCAAAAGCAAATGGGATTTCTACTACTTCTTTATCTTTGAAAGTTTGGCCAAATGCGTTGAATGTGTTACCTGGGGTCTTCATTGCTTGTTGTTTCATATAAGTAGTTTTATCCACTTCATACATATCGTCTTCCATAGCAGGCTCACGCATAGCTTGACTTGCCATACCAGGAACTGTTGCTGGAGGATTTGCTTCACCAACGTAACCTTGAATTGGCATTTGACCATAGCACTCATCTAGACCTTCTTTGAAGCCTTCGTGATAGTGTCTTGATTCTTCCATATCGTCATATGAGCAGTTGTAACCTTGTTTGCCCAATGCGTGTGATTTGCCGGCATGACGAGCCGCTTTTAATCTTGTATTCATACCTTCTTTCACTTTCTTTTTCTTAGACAATTCTTTAAAATCTTTAGCATCTAGCTTACCTTTTGGTTCTGCTACATCTAATTTATCTTGCTTACCTGGTAAGTTTTTAGCTTCTAATGTTAGTGGACTTGCCAATGCATCACGTGGAGGCTGATCGGCTTCTTCAACTTGACCTTTATCTCTCATCTTAGCCAACTGTGCTCCTGCAATTTTAGGGTTAGTCTTTTTAGCTAATGCGGCAAAGCCTGTAGTAGCATTGTTATGCTTACCAATATCTTTTTCATCAATCTTTACATTAGGATCATTCTTAGATGGGAAGCCAGCGGCTGCACGTAGACGTTGCATTGCTGTACGTTCTTTATCCTTTTGGTCATCAGGAGTATAAGCTGTATGACCTTTTTCTCTAAATTTCATGTCATCATATCGACCTTTGACTGCACCTAATGCTGTACCTAATGCCGCACCTGCAACCGCACCACTGACCGCACCAAAGTCTTCATCCATTTGTCCATCCGGCGTCAAAGTCATTTCACCCTTGCCAATAGATTGTTTAATCTGATTAGCCAATTGCGGGTTATTAACTGTACCTAACGTTTTGTCACCTTGTTGAATAACTTGTGTGTTCTGTTGTGCTTGACCTTGAACTTGCTGTGGCTGTCCTGGCACTGAAGTTTGTCCTGGCTTCTTAGGCATTTGACTTGCTGGTTTGATTTGAATCTGTTCATCTTCATTCAATGCTGTATCTAATTGGTCAAGATATTCTTTTAAGCTATGCTTAACAGTTTTCTTTTTGTCATACTTTGGTAGCTTAACGTCTTTACCTTTGTTAACACCAAATGCACTGAAGTCATAACTCTTAACTTCTCCTGTCTCATCAGCACCTTTCTTAGGACGACCACGGCTCTTTTTTGGAGCTTCTTTTTTTGTTTCTGCGTCTTTATTGACTTTGCCGATTTTATGACCATACTGGTCACGAACATCTTCTTTACCATGACTAGTACCATACGTACCTTTATGTACTGTTGTACCTTCTGCTTCGTTCAACTGGTCTAGTTGTGATAATATACTTTTGAAATCCATGTTATATTCCTTTAATTATTTACTTGCGCCAGTTGCAGGCTTTGCAGGTCGCTTGATTGTACTCATTGGGCTCTTAATTCCTCTTGGATCATTATCCAAGAATGGCTTGAACGGATCAAACGCATCAGGAGTTTGTTTACCTGCATAAGGCATATCAATCTTAGAATCTTTTGCTTGTGCTTGAATAGACTTCAAGTATGAATCACCATAATTTTTACTTGCTTCTTTAGCACCAGGTTGTTCTTCTAGTTCAGGGTGTAGTAACAATGGATTATGACTCATCTCGTTTTCGTATCCTACTTGTTCACTATCAATGCTGTCATTGAAATCAGTTCCAACAACACGAACCATATCAACTTGGTAACCTAATAATTGTGCAATCTGTTGAATCATTGGCTCTGTCGCTGGATAGCGAAATTCTGCTTTAATGATTGTAACACTTTGATTACTCAAATTAGGAAATCCAAATGGTGATTTCTGTATTGGTGTGCTAGTAGGCTCGCCAATTTTAACTGGATCAAACTTCTTTAAGTTGTACTTAAACAAGTCAATAAAGTTCTTATCAACGTCCCCGGCAATTTTAATAGTGTAGTTATAAGTGTGAACACTCTCTACGATGTATTGTTTTAGGCTCTTCATTTCTTATTCCTATATTCTGTATTTATCATTTATCGTCTGTTTTGGCAGCCAACATCTTAAGTAGTTCATTACGGTCTAAACTCTTACCTTCGCCCAACGGAGTCGCTTCAATTTCTTCAGATTTTCCTGCAATTTTTTGATCTAATCCAGCTTTCTTTAGCTGTAAATCAAGCATTTTTAGCTTCTTGTTAATCTTTGCTGTCTTTGCTGTAATTGCATGTCCTAACATAGTTCCCGCACTATTGAATATTTCACTTGCAAAACGGCTGTCAACCTGCATACCCAAATCCATCAAGTCTTTGTAGCTGTTTGTTGCCATACTTGCTAATTCATCCATCTCAGTGTCAGCAACTTCTAATCCACGAACTTGTGGTAAAGCGTTCTCAATCTTTTCTAATGTATTGTATGCTTCTGTTGTTATTTCTTCAGCCCTTTCAGGCATGGAAATGGTCAAACCCCTAGATTCATCTTGAGGTAGTTCAAATAGTTCTTCGAGTTTTTTGGTCATGAAAGTATTTATTTACTTTCGTTTACCGTTGTAGAAAAGGTCATCTTCTGTAATGACTCTAAACGTATACCCTTGTGCTTTGCAATATGCCATTGCGGCGTGCCATTTAGCGTGATTGATTGCTACTACCATTCTGTCTTTAGCATTAGCAACTTTGCTTTCAATAATACTTTGTTTTTTTGGTTTAATCTCTACTACTTCTGCTATCTGTTTACCAAATTTATTCTGGTAAACTACAAAGAAGTCAGGGATGTAATTCTTAGCTTGACCGGTAAGTGGATTACGATAAGGAACTGATATAGCTTCACTAGCCCAATACAATACACTATTATTGTTATCACAAAAATTCATAAATGTAAGTTCCCAACCACTGCGATATCTAGGCTGATGTTTGCCTACATATTTCTGGGGATTTTTGGGGGCAAATGTCCCTTGTGCATACTTAGCCATTACGTCACAATGTTTCTAGCAACTGCTTCATTGGGTTGTGGCACCGTACCAAAACCATATATTGATGTTTTAGATTTAAAACTATTCAAATAATAAGCAATGACTGTATTAGTTTCAAGTTGTGTTTTACCTTGAATATAACTTAATAAATCTAGTACTGAGATTTGTGTTTCTTGTGATATTCTAAACAAATAAACTGTGAAGTTACCTGCTATTTGTGTAGTACCACATGTACTTTTAAAATATGAAAATACAATATCATACTCACTGGCGTTAACAATTAAATCAAATGAATAGAATTCATCAAAAATCTTAACTGTTTGGTCTAAGTTTGAGCGTGTGTCAATAATTCGTGCCATATAAATCTCCGTAGAGTATTTATACTATTAACCTTGACCGGAGCCAATTCCCGTGACTATACCGGGTGTAGTTTGTCGGCCGGCGTTTGCTACACTGGTATTTGTACCTGTGCCGGCTGTGTTACCGGTTGCAGTGATTTGAGCCGGAGAACTTAGTCCGCCGTTTGGTGCGCCTGCTGTATTGTTTGGACTTGTACCATATCCAGGGTAGTATGTGTTGCTTCTTACTGCTCCGGGTAATTGTTGTTGAACGGTAGTTGCTAGTAATGAGTTTAAATCTTGTGTAGCAATTTGTTTTAAACTCTTATTTTTAAATGTATTGTATGTAGTGCCTGCTGTACGAATAGCACCTAATATATTACCATTAGATAAGTCGTTAATAAACCCGCCGGCTGCATCTACTAAACCGCCCTGACCTAATATACTAGAATTAGAACCAAGTCTATTGATAGGACTAGGTGTTCTGTCGTAATTAGTTTCAAGACCAAATCCAGTAACAATGTTACTTGGTGAACGACCATCTAATGCACCTTCAGCATACTTAACTGTTTCATAATCAATGGTCATTGTATTTGCCATTGTGCCATTACCCTGTGCATAATCATATGTGTCATGGTTAAATGCCGTAATCACTGGATTGATTAATGTATATTGAATAAAGTTGTGTTGATTCATTCCAAAAATTTGAATACTCTTAAAGAAAGGAATCTTACTTATACCTTGACTTGCTTGACTAGTAGTACCAGATGGCTGACTATTCTCACCAATATAGCCCCAATCTTCATCTCCAGTGATATCACCGTCATACAGATTTCTTCTATTATAATTGGTGCCGCCTGTGTTGGTATTATTTGTATTTTGACGACCTGCACTAGAAGCAACGGGCTTAGTAGCATCTTTAAAATAATATGTATAATAATTATACCACATATCATTCACTAAGTTACCATTGTCATCATGGAATGCAATGTTAATAGGTTGATATTTTATTTTAGTTTGAACTAAACGTTTTCTATTATACTGATTTAATGTGGCTGTATCAATTGTATACTTAGGTAAATCAATTGTCTTTACAGCCAAGCCAAAATTGGAACCCTGCGCTATACCTTTAGAGTATACAGCAGGATTGATTTCAAAGTATACGTGAAATAAGAACTTGAATTTAGGGGCATACTGGTAAGAGTTAGTCCTAAATGTTTTTGCGGCATGAGTGTAATCTCTTACATAATCGTTGCCAAAAAAACCTGAGGTTACTTGTTCAAAAAATCCACCACCAAATCTAGGTCCAGATGTAGACATTACCGTCTTTTAATATTACGCTTGACCAGAACCGATACCAGTTACGATTGAACCACCTAGTACACGACCGATGTTTGTACCAACACCTGAAGATAACGGTGACTGAACTGCATTATCAAATCTGATTGTCATGGCAATTTGTACTACTTCGTTTGTACCATAGTTTAAGTTGTTATAGTTTGCTTGTTGTAAGAAGCAACCATAACATTCCCAAGTTTCTAATACTACTGGTGCCGCTGTACCATTGCCACCATCTAAGATTTCAATGTTCGTTTGGAACTTATAGTCTTGACCGGTTGCCGCAGATGCCTGCTCAACAAAGTCTAATTGTTTCTGTAATTGCTGTCCAACTAACCTAGATACTGCACCTTGTGCGTCATCTCTAACGTTAACTGTTAATGCTTGCCATTCGTGACGACCAGCAAGATACAAAGTTGAATTGTAGACTGGTATGGTGATTTCACCAAAACTAACTTGCGGACGTGTGATATCTACAACTTGTTTAGTTAATTCAATAGTCTGACCAATACCGAAGTTCAAAAAGTTAACTCTGAAACGATATTGTAATTTGGGCATCAACAAGCCTTGGTTACCACCAGCGTTATCGCTAGCTACGGTCATGTTGAATAATGATTGAGAGGCTGTTGCCATGTTTTAATCTCCTGTATACTTATTTATCTTTAATGTAGATACCCCTTTCGGGGTATCATTTATGTACCTGATATTTCACCTGTGTTTAGAACACGAACCGGGATGTAGATGAATTCAGCAGCCTTAACTGGCTCAATTGCAACATCGATCCATAATTCACTTCTATCTATGCGAGCAGGTGTATTATTACTTTCGTCACATACAACCAAATAATCGTATAGACCGCGTTTAGCAACTAAGTCAACTAACAATGTTTGTATAACACCTGAAATTTCATTACGAGTTAATTGGTCGTTAGGTTCAAATACGAACGGACGAGCCGCAATAGTCAACTGACGGCGTACATAGTTAACTAGTCGTGCAACATTGATTCTATCTAATGCAGATTGTGAGTTAAAGCTATTCTTGTTTCCATAATTCAACAAGCCAACTCCAGTGAAGAATACCATTGGGTTGATTTGGTTGATATACAATACATCACGAATACCAATACGTGTCTTGATTGTTTGGAATTCGCCAGTTGTACGATCCAAATAACCAATGTTTAATGCATTGTCAATGTTACCACGACGTGTACCAGCTGGAGCTAACCAAGGATAAGCTACAGTATCATTACGTAAGAATGTACGCAACATCATATGTGATGCCGGAACAACAACTTCATTACCTGACAAGTCATTTGTAATTCCACTTGGATAGAATAAACCCAAATATGTGTTACGTGTAACTAAACCAGCTTCACCGGTGCTTGTAGCGCCTGCGTCATTGTTAGCCCACGCTTGAATGTCAGTAGCACTATCAGCAAGACCCAATGGTGTATCGCCAATAATGTAAGCCGTCTCACCACGATCCGCATTCAATACAACCATGTTAGGTTGTAGTTCTGGATAGTTAGGAGTAGCCATCAAGTTAAAGAAGTTATCTTCATCGCGGATAGCAGTGTTAGTATCGATAGAAGCACGTAATGATTGAACGACTAACGCACGTTGTGCATTACGGCCCATGTATGCTACACCATCTGCGTTGTTGCCACTTACTGATACCCATGTATAGTTGTATAAAGGTAAGTTGTCAACGTCAGTTGGATCCCCTGCATCATATGCACCTGCATCTGGATAGTTAGCACTTGTAAAATAGTTAGTTCTAAATTGTTTAATGTTGTAACCTGAACGGCGTGTATTGAACAACAGCATACCTTGTGGATACAATGTAGCGAC